AAGATACTGAACGATCCGATATTGATAGGCGAGCTGTTGTCATTCGAGAGCAAGCGCAACGCAAGCGGGTCCTTCAGCTACAGCGCGCCTGACGGGATGCACGATGATTGTGTGATGAGTCTGGCTATTGCATGGGACGGGATTAACAACAAGCGCAGTGTGATCCTGTTTGGAGCGTAGGAGAGAACTTATGGCGAACTTTAAAGCAATTACCGAGATACCGAGTTGGTTTGACAGGCTGGCAAGCAGCGATGGCGTTCCTGATAACAACGCCACGTTATATGGGAGAGTGCCCTATCTGTTCAGGGTGATCCAGCTGCGGTGTGACACGCTTGCGGGAGTGCCTGTGAAGGTGTACCGGCTGGATGATGAAGACGAGGTTGATGAGCAGGAGTGGCCGTTCCCGACACCGCTTGAGCGGTTGTTGTGGCAGTGGGAGGCAGGATCGCTGTTATCCGGTGCGGCGTATGGTGAGATCGTGCGCAATAATTCGGGCTATCAGAAGGATGTGCAATATCGCAATCCGTTCGGTATGCACGTGGACTATCGGGATGGCGTGATCACCATCAAGCAAAATCAGTCCGGTGCAATCTGGGAAAACAACATCTTCACCGGCAACTATGAGATGGTGTACATGGCAGAATACGATCCTGGTCAGGACATCTTGCCAGGCGTTGCACCAGCTGCGACCGCCAACATGGACGTGAAATTGCTATATGCTTTGGCGAAGTTTCCAGAGATGTACTTTGAGGGCGGGGCAATGCCCGTTACCTTGCTGGGGATTGATACCACAGACAAGAACGAAATCAGCAGGGTGGAGCAGTGGTTCAAGCGCAGTGCAACGACAATCAAGAACGCCTTCAGAGTGTTGGGCATCCGGGCGGGTTCAATCACGCCTACCACGTTGACGCCGCTGCTGAAGGATCTGACAATGCCAGAACTGAACGCAGAGGCGAAGCACAANATNGCAACGGCATTCAGCATTCCGAGAACGATGTTGGATAGTCAGGCGGCGAACTATGCAACGGCTGTTGAAGAGCGCAAGTCGTTCTATGAGGACACGATCAAGCCAAGAGCGCACAGATATGAGAGCGCGCTGAATGAACAATNANTAGCTGCGTGAGGGCTTGCGGATAGAATTTGCCTTCAATGAACTGGAATTGTTCCAGGAGGATGAGAGCGAGCGTGCGGATTTACTGCTGAAGCTGACACAGGCTGGCTTACCAATTGAGGTTGCGCTTGAGCAGGCAGGGTATAAGCTATCAGAGGAACAGATTGCGCAATTATCGGTGCACCAGGATGAGTTAGACGAAGCGAGAGAGATTGTGCGTTATGCCAGTCCGCTTGAGGATGAACTTGGCAAGTGGCAGCGGTTCGCAGAAAAGCGGATCGCAGAAGGCAAGGCGTTGCGTGAGTTTGAGAGCGAGATCATCCCGGCAGGATTACATGGTGCGATATCGGGAGCTTTGGAAGGCGTGACGAAAGTTGAGGATGTCAAGCGAGTGTTTGAAGGCGTGATTGCATGGGAAGGATATCCATAGATGGACATAATCAATCGTGACGAGATAGAGCGAAGGTTTGCCCGTGTTCTGGGGCGTGATTTGCGCGCAGAACTTGACAGGCTGATGGGCTATCTGGGCGATCCGCCTGCGCTGGCGAATGTGCCGAACGCATACTGGCAGAACGGATGGCGTGACATTCAGAAGGATGTCGAGCCGATCCTGGTGGATATCTATTTGCGTCAGGCAGAAGCGCAGATGAACGAACTGGGTATTGGCGTGGATTGGGACATGGTCAACACAAACGCATCACGCTGGGCTGGCAAGCATACCGAGGATATGTTATCAGAATTGTTTGAAAAGCGCTATGAGCACCTGAACGAAACGCTGCCGAGATTCTATCAGGAAGGCTGGAACTTGAGTGACCTGCAGACGGAACTTGAGAAGTGGTATTCCCCTGTACGAGCCGAGATGATATCCGTCACCGAAACGACACGGGCGGCGGCTGAAGGTGAACGGGCGTTTGCAGAACAGATGGAAAGAGAGCTGGGCGTGCAATTGATACCGATCTGGCAGACCAGCAATGATGAGATTGTCAGGCGATGCCCGATCTGCTGGCCAAAGCACGGCAAGCCCATCACGGACGGCAATTATCCACCGGCGCATCCACGCTGCCGCTGTTGGGTGACGTACAGAGTGCCGAAGGAGCAATCATGACCAGTATACGGCTTGAGGGCAGTGAAGAGTTGATTAAGAAACTGCAATCGCTTGAGGATATGAAGCGGGTCAAGGCGGGCGTGGTGAATGCTGCCGAAACGCTACGGGACAAGGTGAAGGAATACCCTCCACAATCCAGCAGACCTAACCCGATGCTGAAGGTGAATGACAAAATGCGGCGTGGGTTCTTTGCCAAACTGAAGGCTGGCGAGATAGAAGTGCCTTATCGGCGAGGGCAGTCACCAGGCAGCAAGAAACTGGGGCAGTCGTGGAATATAGAACGAAAGAACTATGGCTTCAAGGCAATCATTGGCACAAAGGTAAGTTATGCAAGGCTTGTACAGGATAGCGCACAGCAAACCAGTTATCACAGGCAAACGGGCTGGATCACCACGAAGCAAGCGGTGATGTTATACGGCGATGAGGCAATGCAATACATAAGGGACGCATTCAAGAGCGAGGTGAACAGTGGATAAGTTGAGAATCAAGATACAGGTACCAGAGGGCATGATAGACAGGGATGTCACGTCAGAGAAGCGCATCAAGACAGATGCAGATTATACCGATGTGGGCTGGCGTATTCTGGGCGTGCCATTTGGCGGTCCGATCAAAGGGCGTGATCTGGATGGTGAAGCCTTCCATGAGGACACGGACATCTGGCTGAAAGTGGGTGACCAGGTGAACATCACCTACTATCATGGTTATGGACCTGATAAGCCTGACGAGAGGCAGGTGCCGCCTGTTGTGATTGGACGTGCAACCTATGTGGGCACGGATAAGCGAGGGCACTGGTTCGATCCGATGCTGGACTATGAAGAGCCGTTAGCGCAGAGGACGATCCTGGCAGGCACTGACAAGCTGAAGGCATCCAGTGGCGCAATCAGTCATCTTGTGCGCATGGGCAAAGGCGGCTTGATTGACGTGTGGCCTGTGGGTGAGCTGGCGATATTTGACACGAACGAATGGCGATTACCAGCGAATGACTTCGCTGTTATCGAATCAAAGTCTGTGAGCGTCACAGAGATGGTCCCGGAGGCTTCGGAGGAAGCGGCGGACGTAGTTGATGCAACGGATGGCGAAATCAAAACAACACAAACGATTATTCCTGAGGAGGAATTAGAAATGACTGATGAGATTTTAGAACCTATTGTTGAGCAAGAACCTGCCCCGCAGGTTGACATCAAGTCCGAATTGGACGAGATGAAGAAATCAATCCTTGACGAGCTGAAGGCGATGCCAGGACAAATCAAGGGCAAAGTGACCGCACCCGCTGTTGTGGCTTCTGTTGGTGAAAAAGACGAGATGAAGGGCTTCATGCACTACATCCGCACCGGGCAGGAAAACAGTGTGATGAAATCGCTGAAGACTTCCAATGATACCGACATGAATATCACCACAGCGGCTGATGGGCAGTATCTGGTCCCGACTGGACACTACCAGAATGTGATTGCACGGCGTGACGAATCCGCCCTATTCACAAAGCTGGGTGTGACTGAAATTCCAGGCGTTGGTACAACCGTGAATGTCCCCTACGACAATGAGGCTGACGGCGAATTTGTGGTTGCAACCGAGACCGCAGAGTTAGACGATGATGCGCCGGCAACCGGACGCAAGCAGCTGACCTTTGCAAAATACGCCAAGATCATCCGCATTTCACACGAACTGTTGCGAGATGAGGATTCACGACTGGAGAGCTTCCTCGCTAACTGGGTAGGGCGTGGCATGGCGAAGACCCATAACGATCTGCTGATTACAGAGGTTGAGAGCTACGGCACGTCATTGAAGACCTTTGCATCGGCGACTGCAGTTGCTATTGGTGAGCTTGAGGACATGATGTTCCAGTCGGATATGGTAAGCTACCTGGACGGCGGATCTGCTAACTGGGTGATGAGCGGTCCTTCCTATGCCAAGATTATTTCGGTGGTTAACGATGCCCGCGTCTACGGGCAAACACCGCAGGGTGTATTCCGCGAGAGCATTCTAGGATATCCAGTTCATTTCACCAACAAGGCTGACACGATTGGAGCAAGCAAGAAATCAGTCTTCTTTGGTGACTGGTCACAGGTTGGCGTTCGCAACGGGCAGGGACTGCAATTAATTCGTGATCCCTACACCCGAGCACGCTATGGGCAGATCGAACTGGTCTACCTGTTCGATTGTGTCTACGGTGTTTTGAATGCTGAAGCCATCGGCTTC